TTTCGCTGTCACTATTGTATCATTCATTTCAACACCAGTGTTTATCACACTAGGTATTGATTTTTTATTGCGAACTATTTCTGTTGGACCAGATTGTTCCGTAACTTTGCCTACAGCTGCAAAATTAGTTTGACTGGTTAACAGTAATAGTGTTGCTATTACCAGTTGAGTTAATCGTAACATTTTGTGTAGTCATTCCAGATTGTGTAACACCAACAGTATTTGTGCTACCAGTAATCGTTGCGTTCATTGATGTTGTACCAGTTGCGGTGCTGGTATGTGTTACTGCATTATCACTACCTGTTACTGTAATGTTACTGGTGTGATTTGCACCTGCACCTAAGCTTTGTGTAATGGTGTTATCATCACCGTCAACAATTTGCGTGATTGTGCTACCAGAACATCCAGCAGAGCTAGTTGTACCACAATCAATCGTTTGTTGATTACCACTACCCGTGGTGTTAACTGTTACATCGGCCGAAGCGCCATTAACAACCATGGCTAAAATGTTACTGTCACCTATTTGGTCAATTGTAACGACATTGGATCCAGAGCCAATATAAAGTGAATCGGTTGAGTTTCCAGCTTGGTTACCTGTACCTTCTTGTGTAATTGTTACGGTTGAACTACTACCAACTTGTTCAACATAAACATCATTTGCTACAGCATAATTAAACCCAAGAATCGCCATAATTAGAGCAATTGCTTTAAGTTTCATTTTTATTTTTCCTCTTGTTTAAATTTCCAAAGACCTTTTTTTTCTCCATTAATTATCATGTCATACACAGCTTGTTCTATTGCTACTCGAACTGCATATGTTGTGGGTTCATTCAAAGCATTACCACTTTCCAATTCAAGCGATTTCGTTCCTTGGTCAACAAAACGAAAAACACCCACATTGTGTGCCGTACTAAAAATTGTTTTTGACACGGCATTTGTCATTAATATTTCTCCGGTATTAACACTAATCAACCTAAGAGAGATAACTACTTCATCAACTCGATATTGTTGTGAACCACCAATACCAAGAAATCGAGCACCATTACCTCCACTTCGTATATTACTATCATAACCAATAATACCACCATCAATAATTACTCCAGCAACCGTCATTGGTTTCAATGGCGTAGCATTTTTGCCTTCATAGACTTCTCTTTGGTTGCGTATTAACTGTCGTTCTTTAATTAAATTATCCAAACCAACTCGTTCAACCACTTTAAACCAATTTCGTGAATCGTGTAATGATTTAATTAAGAATACTTCTGCACCTTGAGTGACGGCACTAGAGAACAATGCGATTTTATCACCAGGTTTCTTTTGTCCTGTTTTATCTAAGAAACCATATACTGCAATAGTAATTGGTGGACCATCCAACTTTGGTAATTTGGTTATTAAATTTTCTTTTGGTTTTAATTCCACAGGTTCTTCTTGTGCAAAGTGCATATGCAATTGAGCACAGCCTGTTAAAAATAAAATGGTTAAAACTATAAGTGTTTTTTTCATTTAGAAACCAAATGTTCCAATAGGTACTGTTACTATTGTTTGTGTGCCATCAGGATTAGTAATTGTTAGTTGAACTTCCGAACCAAGGTTAACCCAAGACATTTGTGTGCCTTGAAAATCCATTGTTCCTTGTGTTGCACCACCTTCGGCAAACATTTGGTCGGCCAACTGTTTTGATAGTTGTGCGTAAATGCGAGATTCCACATTATTTAAAAATTTAGCTAAATTGGTATTTTTTGCTGCCCGTTCAGCTGCATCAGCTGCCGATTTAGCTTCATCTCTTATTTTTTGTTTGCGTTGAGATTCTAATTGCTCAATGGTTATAACATGGTTGGAATAACCAATACCACTAAAGGATGGAGAATTAAATTGGTGGATTAACTCAGCTGCGTATAAATTTGAACTAATCAGTAGGAGGGTTACTAGAATCTTTTTTGTGTTTTTCATCTTCTTTAATTTCTCGCATCATTAATACGATGTTAATTTTCTGATTCAATCTTATCAAATCATTATCTAACATCCTGACACGGTCAATCAAAGCAATTAATACCGAACTTGCTTCACTCAATACAGGTTTAATTTCTTTTGTTACCCAAGTCCACACATAATAAATGAAGTATCCCATGCCGCCAGCTGCAACAATTGGAAAACCATATTTGTTAACTATTTCTACTAAATCCATAATATTTCCTTATAGGTTATCGAAATAACCTTTTGCTTTATCTTTAGAATGTTTTTTTTTGATTTGCAGTATTGTGATAATGATCCCAAGCGTTATTAGGTTTATTAGGTTTATCTTTTTTCTTTAACTGTTCTTCAACTTCTTTTAAAGTCCATAAAGCGTATACACTAATTGCTGCCGCTAACACCGCAATCAAATAAATTACTAAAAGTAGGTAACCATCAACATACATCAACTACTCTATTCTTTCTTTGAGTAATTCTTTTAATCGGTCACCACAACTTCTAATGTCTTTCGTCAATTCACCAGTACCTATTTCACGTTCTATCATTCTGGCAACGTCATGGAAGTGAATAACCAAATCTTCCAAATCGTCTAATTCAAGATAAGCGGGCATCAATCTCTCCTAGCATCGTTCTTGCCGTCTGCACGAGCAATACGGTCGATATCAGGTTTGACACCCATAGCGCTTGACATTAGAGTATCAATTCTGATAACATCATGGTTCATTGTTTTAACACGATTGTCTAAGGCGGTAATAATACCACTTAAACTTTTGACAGAACCGGTAACACCGGCCAGAATAAATTTTAAAGTTAGGAACACAAAATAACCTGCAGCAAACGCAGCGGCTATTGGGAAACCTAATTCGGCAACAATCTTAAAAAAGTCCATTTTTATATTGACAATCGTTGGTTATTGTTATATAATCAGTAAATCATCAATATAAGTTTCAATACATACTTATTTATACTAATTTGATGTGCATTAAACAACTTTTAAATATATTCGCTCTGGAGATAATAACTATGAAAATTTTAGCACTTAAACTAATAACTGGTGAAGATGTTCTTGGAGAAATTGAGTCTGAATCCGAAACTGAATTTGTGATAACCAATCCTGTTGGTATCGCTGTGGTTCGTGGTCCTGATGGTAAACCAAGTGTCGGATTCGCACCATTTCCCATTCATGCCGAACAAAAATCAGGTGCGGTGGTTGCCTTAGCCAAGAAGAATGTAGTATACTCCTATGTTCCTGCGGAAGATTTTATCACGAACTACAATCAAATTTTCGGTTCTGGTATCGTTCTTCCTCCAACAAAACAATTAATTACAGGCTAAATTGAGTTCATCATTCTATACTAATGTTCAATGTTTCGGTAGTAATATACTTTATCGAGGCATTCAGGATGGCAAAAGAGTAAAACAGAGAATTGAATATTCTCCTTCTCTTTTTCTACCATCCAAACGAGTTACTAATTTCACCACACTTACTGGTGATTATCTAGATCAAAAAGTATTTGGTACAACTAAAGAGGCAAGAGATTACATCAAGCAATTCGATGGTGTGTCTGGTGCCTCTAAGGTCTATGGCCAAACACGATTTGAATATGCCTTTATTGCCGATCAACACCAAGGCATGGTTGACTATGACCAAGATAAGGTCTTAATTGCTGTAATCGATATCGAGGTCGGTTCAGAAAATGGCTTTCCTGATCCATATGAAGCAAACGAACCTATCACAGCAATTGCAATTAAGTATCTTAACGGCAAAACTTATGTGTTTGGTTGTGGTGATTATGTCACGCAAGGTGAAGAAGTTTATGTGAAGTGTAAAGATGAATATTCTTTATGTAAACAATTCATGGCACTCTGGACAAAAGTATGTCCTGATATTCTTACTGGTTGGAACACCAAGTTCTTTGACGTACCATACATCATCAATCGTTTCCGCAAAATTCTAGGTGAAGATGAAACCAAAACCTTATCTCCTTGGAAATATCTTACCGAAAGAAAAACACGAATCAATGGCCGTGAACTAATTGCTTATGACATTGTTGGTGTCGCAGCACTCGATTATATTGAACTGTACAAATGGTATGCACCAGGCGGTAAGTCACAAGAATCATATCGTTTAGATAACATTGCACAGGTTGAATTGGGTGAAGGTAAGATTGCCTATGATGAATATGATAATCTACATGCCTTGTATCGTTTAAACTATCAAAAGTTTATTGAGTATAACATTAAAGACGTTGAGTTGATTGTTCGACTTGAAGAAAAATTAAAACTGTTGGAACTAGGTGTAACTCTGGCCTACGATACAAAATCCAACTATGAAGATATTTTTGCACAAACTCGTATGTGGGATGCGATGACTTATTCTTACTTGCGTGAGAAAAATATTATTGTTCCACCACGAGTGGTCAAAGATAAAGATGCAGCATTTGAAGGTGCCTATGTTAAAATACCGCAAGTTGGTTTACATGATTGGGTTGCCTCATTTGACTTAAACTCTCTGTATCCACATTTGATGATGCAATATAATATTTCACCAGAAACTCTTATTGAACCAGAGAATTATACTGATGCAATGCGTGAGATACTTGAACAAGGTGTTTCTGTTGATAGAATGTTAAGAAAAGAAATCAACACATCACAGTTAGAAGGTGCAACACTAACACCTAATGGCCAATTCTTTCGTACCGATATTCGGGGGTTCTTGCCTAAGATGATGGAAGAAATGTATACAGACAGAAGTAAGTTTAAGAAATTGATGTTACAAGCAAAACAGGAGTATGAAAATGAAACGGATAGCTCGAAGAAATATGAAATTGAAAAACGAATCGCCAAATACAACAACATACAATTGGCAAAGAAAGTTTCCCTTAATTCTGCTTACGGTGCTTTGGGTTCTCAGTATTTCCGTTTCTACGATTTGCGGATGGCTCTTGGCGTCACTACTGCTGGCCAATTAAGTATTCGTTGGATTGAAAATAAAATTAACCTTTGGATGAACAAGATACTTGATACAAAAGATAAGGATTATGTAATTGCTTCTGATACTGATTCAATCTATTTGCGCATGGGCGAGCTCGTCAATAAATTTATTAAAGACACATCAGACAAACAGAAGGTAATCTCTCTCATGGATAAAATCTGTGAAGAAAAGATTCAACCATATATCGATAAGTCATATAAAGAACTGGCTGAGTATGTTCACGCCTATCAGCAAAAAATGGAAATGAAACGAGAAGGTCTATCCAACAAAGGCATCTGGACTGCCAAGAAACGATACATTCTGAATGTGTATAATAATGAAGGTGTTCAATATAAAGAACCACAGATGAAAGTCATGGGTCTTGAAATGATTAAATCATCGACACCATCTGCCATCCGTGAGAGAATGAAAGAAGCCATTCAGTTAATGGTAAATGGTACACAGGAAGATGTATATAAATTTATTGAAGATTTTAGAAAAGAATTCAAAACATTACCTGTAGAAGAAATCTCTTTTCCTCGTGGTCTTAATGGCCTAAATACCTATTCTGATGCATTAACATTGTATAAAAAAGGAACACCAATTCATGTTAAAGGTGCCAT